CTGCGGGATGGAGCGAACGCCTCCTTTCGTGCCTGCGAGTGTTTAATGGCCAGTATGATGCGAACAAGCTGCAGCAGATCAAGCAGTTCGGAGGATCGGAAGTCTACGCAAGATTGATTTCCATGAAATGCCGTGGAGCCTCATCCCTGCTCCGCGACGTCTACCTGTCAAACGAACGCCCATGGGGCTTGGAGCCCCCGGATGATCCTGACATACCTCCCGAGATCATCGCGGCCATCTCCCAGCTGGTCGGCACCGAAGCCCAGCACCAAGCTGCTGCGGGTGAGCAAGTCGACGCCTCGGCGATACGTGACAGGACTTTTTCATTGATGGAGGCTGCTAGGCAGAACGCCAAGAAGCGCGCCAAGAAACAGGCCACCGTTGCCGAAGACAAGATGGACGAGATACTCAGCGAGGGGAAGTTCTATGAGGCGCTTGCGGCCTTCTTGGTTGATCTACCGATGTTTCCGTTTGCGTGCATCAAGGGGCCGGTTGTCAAGATCGTGCCGTCGGTAGTCTGGGACGGCGGCAAAGCCACGATCAAGCAGAAGCCACGGCTTTTCTGGCAGCGCGTCTCGCCATTTGACCTGTGGTGGACGCCGGGGTGCGCAGATATTGAAGACGCTGCCGTCATCGAGCGTACGCGTGTAACACGTGCCGATCTTAACGATCTTCTTGATCTGCCGGGCTATAACGTCGACGAGATCAGAGCCGTTCTCGACGAATATGGGCGTGGCGGGCTCAACGAGGATTGGGATACTACGGACTCCGAGCGGGCTAATCAGGAGAGCCGTGAGAACCCAAACATGAACCGTTCCGGGCTCATCTCGTGTCTTGAATACCATGGAAACGTACAGGGGCGGATGCTGCTCGAATACGGCATGGATAAAAAAGTCATTCCCGACGCGATGCGAGACTACATGGTTCAGGCTTGGCTGATTGGTCGTCATGCCATCAAGGTCCAGTTCAGTCCAAGCCCACGGAAACGGCATCCGTTCTTCGTAACCAGTTTCGAGAAAGTCCCCGGAACGCCTGTGGGCAACGGCCTGCCGGATATCCTCTCCGATATTCAGGAAGTGTGCAATGCGACGCTCCGTGCGCTCGTTAACAATCTGTCCATCTCGTCCGGCCCTCAGGTCGTCGTCAATACCGACCGTCTCTCGCCCGATGAGGATGGCGAGGATTTATACCCGTGGAAGCGCTGGCGCGTCACGTCCGATCCGATGGGTAACAGTTCGTCGGCACAAAAACCGATCGATTTTTTCCAACCAAACTCTAATGCTGGTGAGCTACTTCAGACCTACCAGAAGTTCTCTGACCTCGCTGACGAGCTATCAGCGATACCGAAGTATCTGTCTGGCAACACTTCGGGCGGTGCCGGTCGCACCGCCTCTGGTCTTGCGATGCTCATGGGCAACGCTTCGAAAATATTGCAGACGGTTGCCGCCAACGTCGACCGTGACGTATTTCAGGGGCTGCTTTCGAATTTGTTCGACATGATCATGCTCACCGACACGTCAGGCATGCTGACTGGCGAAGAGCAGATCAGGGTCAAGGGTGTGGCGGTCGCGATCCAGCGCGAAACCGAGCGTTCCCGCCAGATCGAGTTCCTCACCGCGACCGCAAATCCGATTGACATGGCGATTATTGGCCCTGAGGGTCGTGCCAACGTGTTGCGCAAGGTGGCGAACGGCATCGGCATCGACGGTGAAACCGTCGTGCCGACCGATGACGAGATCAAGGCCAAGCAGAAGCAGGCAGAGCAGCAGGCAATGATCCAGCAGCAGGCGGCGCAGGCGCAGGGCGGCCAGCGCGGCCCGATCATGAACGGCGATCAGGGACCACGTACCAACAGCGTCCAAGGTGGCGCAGGATAGGAGAGTGTTATGGCGAAAGTTACCAAGAGCAGCACCCCGAAATTCGTGCAGGGTGGCAACAAGCACATGTTCGGCAAGCAGCATGCCGGAAACAAGGCGTCGTTGAACAACGGCTCGACCGGCAAGCGCGACACCTCGTCGGGCGGCAAGTGGGGCAAGGGCGGCTCCGGGCACATGTTCGGCAAGCAGACCGCTGGCCCGCGCCGCTCCGGAGTGACCGGCAAATGAAGTCGACATCCGATGAACGTGTCGCCAACAACGTGTTGCGGCACGAGTACCGCGTGCTCGATGAAGCCGAGAAAGCGCAGATGCAGCGGACCAAGGACCTAGGTCTTGAGTTCCTCCAGCACTGCCAAGCCCTCGGTAGCTCACGCGAGATATCGCTGGCGGTCACTAAAGTGGAGGAGGCGGTCATGTGGGCCGTCAAGCACATTACAAAATAATAGTTTTGCTTTAGGCAAAGGAGGGCACGATGCCCGCAGTTACCGCTTATCTCAGGATCGACGACAATGACTTCGAGAAGGTCATTCCGCTGGCCCAGACCGGAGCCAGCATCACGCCGGTCAACCTGCGACTGGACGACGGCGACGTCGCCGGGAAGATCAAGGCGCTGGAGATCGCGGCGGGCATCCCCGTCGGCCAGCGGCTCACCGGGTTGATGGATCGCAAGGACTGGGTGGCCAAGCTGATCACGCTGCAGGGCAAGATCAACATGCGCACGGTTACGATCAGCATCGCGTCGCCCGGCGTCGTCACGCTGGCGACCCATGGCTGGGTGGCGAACCAAGCCTTCAAGTTCTTCACTACGGGCGCGCTGCCGACCGGCATCGTCGCGGGCACTACCTACTACGTCAGCGCCGTCGGCGGCCCACCGGCTGGTACGTTCCAGTTCTCCGCTACGCCGGGCGGTGCATCGATTGTTACGACCGGTACGCAGTCCGGTACGCAGAGCGTGTACGCAGCATGAAACCGCAGATCATCAAACACGCTGGCAAGGGGAGCAAACAGGAGATGCTTCCCAATCGCCATGCCATGAACAAGCTTACGAGTGGTGAAGCGTGGCAGCGCAGCATCAACAACTACGCGAAAGTGACGCCGAGTGGCGAGGGTGCCCTCGCTACGCCTAGCGTGATGCAGATGGCACAGGTGAAGTATTGAATGACAAGAATATAATTCTGGCTGCTGCCGCGCTTGCACGTGTAGCGCCTGAAGCATGGACCAAGTTTCACGCTGCGCTTTATGATTACGCCGATCAGAGATGTGTGGAGATGGTCGCAGCGCCCGTCGACATGGTCCAGATCGCACAGGGGCGCGCGCAAGCGCTGCAGACGCTGTACCGCACTCTGGAGAATTGTAGCCGCAAATCCGAGAACATGGCCGCCAAGCGGCCCTAAGGAGTGAATGATGGCACCGAAGCCACGACTGGTTGACGACCCCAACACCTTCATCCCCCCGGCAGTGCGGAAGCAGGTAGAAGCGGCGGACGCCGCATTCCGCGCACAGGCGGGTCAGCCGAAGGAGCCGCCCCCGGTAGAACCACCTCCAGCAGAGCCCGCCCCCGGTGCTGCGACGCCTCCCCCGGCAGAGCCGACGTTCCCAACGCCGCCGTCACAGCCGCCGTCCCCCGGCACGCAACCCCCGCCGCCTCCTGCTCCGGTAGCAGAAGAAGAGTCGTGGGAACGCCGGTACAGGGCAATGGAAGGCCGGTACAAACGCGCTGAAAACGATGTTATGGGTATGAGTGCGCAGATCGCGTCGATGCAGCAGTTGATCGCGTCGATGCAGCAGCCGGTGAAGGAGACGCCCCCGGAACTACGTCCGCAGAGCTTACTTACCAAGGAGGAAGTCGACGAGTACGGCGCGGAGTTCTTGGGCGTCGTCGCCAAGAAAGCCAAGGAAGAGTTCAATCCCGAAGTCGCCGCGCTGCGGCAGAAGCTCACAAATCTGGAGGCGCAGTTTCAGGGCACCGCCAAACAGCAGCAGGAGCGCGGCCGGTTTGAGATGGAGGCGGCGCTGGATCGCGCGCTGCCGCAGTGGCGCGACATCAACGTGCTGCCGGATTTCCATGCGTGGCTGGCATTGCCGGACATGTATTCCGGTGCTATTAAGCATGAGTTATTGAGGACCGCATACGCGCAGAATAATTCTCCCCGTGTGCTTTCCTTTTTCAAAGGCTTCCTTGATCAAGAGGCTGCCTTGGTCCCGCAGGGTCAACAGTCACAGCCTCCCGCAGAAAACGGCAGGCTCTCACTGGAGGACTTCGCCGCACCGGGCAGAGCCAAGACTTCAGCGACCACTCAGGTCCCTGCTGAGAAGCCGATCATCACCCGCGCTCAGATATCCCAGTTCTATGCCGACTCGGCTGCCGGACGTTACCGTGGCCGTGAGACAGAGAAAGCGCAGCTCGAAGAGATGATTTTCGCTGCTGAGCGGGAGGGGCGCATCCGGTAATCCTTCTCGCTGGGAGTCACTCATATGCCTTATGGCACACCCGCTTATCCTATTGCGCCGACTGGCAGTACGCTTGGTACGTCTGCCTACCCGTTCACCATTGCCGGTAACACCCTAGGTACTACCGGCTTCATCCCTGAAATCTGGTCGGGCAAACTGGTCGAGAAGTTCTATGCGAGCACCGTGCTCGCGGCGATCAGCAACACCGATTATGAGGGGGAAATCAAGAACCAAGGCGATAAGGTGCGTATCCGCACCAAGCCGACGATCACGATCCGCGACTACAGCGCCGACCAATCGCTGCTGGTTGAGCGTCCGTCCGGCAACGTCCTCGATCTGCTGATCGACAAAGGCAAGTATTTCAATACGATCCTCGATGACGTCATGGATATCCAGAGCGATCTTAACCTGCTCTCGATGTGGTCCGACGACGCCGCCGAGCAGATGAAGATCACCATCGACACCAAGGTGCTCCTCGATCTGAAGGATCAGGCCGCGTCACCCGCCAACCGTGGCGGCCTCGCGGGCAAGATCAGCGGCAACATCAATCTTGGTGTTACCTCCACCGGGCCGCTTGCACTGGTGGCGCGCTCGCCTACGGCGGGCAAGGTTGAGATCGTCGACGCTATCCTGCGCAT